AGAATGGATAAGGCGGCTCTTCGAGACCGTTTAAGCGATAACCTTCAAAGTGGTTATGAAGATAAAGAACTTATTGCTTACATGAATGACGCAATAAATTCCATGTGGCATGTTTTAATTAAGAATGGTTATTATGAAGTGGTAGGTGACGCTGAATTTACTGCTGAGGAAAATATTCTTCCAGCAGATTGGTATAGAGCTACAAATCAAGCTCCTGTACTCATTCAGCCACCTAAAGCAATCGTATATGGTAAACGACCATTAAAGGTTCGTTACTACAAGCGACCACCACAACTAACAGCTGTAACTGACAGCTTACCATTCACAAATAACGCATTTAACAATTTGATTGGTCAACTTGTTATTATTTTAGCTATGTCTAACCACGGTTTTAATATGGACGTTGAGCAAGACATGGTAGAGGCTGTTGTAGGTTTATTATAGGAGGTAGTAATGTCTGAGAACGGTATTAATCAATTACCTCCTTCTATACAGGGCGATGGTCGCAAGTTTATCTCGTTACTTAAAAACTACTTAAAAGAAATCGCTGATGGTGTTAATGATGAACTTGCTAAGGTGCAGAAAATCTTTAACACATTAGCAGATAACCCAGATACTATTAAAGAGCAAATTAAAAGCATTACTGTTGAAGAGAGGTCTGTCAATGGTAGCGTATCTTTGATAGTTAATTGGGACTCTTCAGATATTAAGCAATATAGCGGTGCTAGTATCGACGTTAAAGTCGGTGATTTTCACGACAGTATTTCTCATTACGATGATAAGCAAGTCATAAGACATTATGATACTACAAAAACTAATACGTTTACGATTGATAGCGTAGAAGTTGGTAAAAAGTATTGGATTAGAGTTAGAGGTAAAGACGTTAGAAATGCGTTGTCGGAAGCTCATAAAGCTCCTGTTGCATTATATTACGTATCTGAGGAAACACATGCTCCTAGACCGCCATATGAAGCTACTATTGTATTCGACAAGCGTGGAGTATATTGGTCTTGGAAACAATACCCACAGAATGAATATCAATGGACTGAGTTGCGTTTAGATGAACATGTTGGTGAATTACACAACAGATTGGATTTGACTACCGACTGGCACTCTACTGTTAAACCATACTCACGTATTGGTAAAGGTTATCTTTATAATAAAGGTGTTGGTAATGCATATTCAGCACCTGCGACTATAGAGTATTCAAAGCCAGTGCCTGCTAAACCAACACATCTTGTGGTAAAACCTGTTATAGAAGGATTGAATATCACATTTGCTAATATCCCAGAAGACTGCACAGGAGCTATTGTTTATGTTAATAATGAAGAAAACTTTGTGGTGGACAACAGTCTTAATTACCTCTGCTCTACTGGCAGTTACACTGTTAAGGTTTGTTACACTGATATCTTTGGTAATGGCGAGATATCTGACCCAGTAACAATTAGTACTGTTGAAGAAATCCCAGTTGAAATGCTTAACAAAGAAAAGTTAGGTATTAACGCTATTAATCAAGGTATTACAGATATTAATAATGCCAGAAAAGAACTTGATAAGAAGATTGGTGGATTACAAACATCACTGACTTCTATGAACGGTATTATTGATGCCAAGGTTAAAGATGCTAAAGATACTGCTGAAAGTAGATTGACTGCTACGGCTAACGCTATTAATGCAACTGTATCAAACAACTTTAATAATTTACAAACTAGTATTACACAAGTGTCTAATAGTATTGAAGTTAAAGTTAAAGCAGGCGTCGATAAACTTACTGGTCAAGAAATTGTATCTCGTATTAATTTAGCCCCAGATACAGTTAGTATTTCTGGTAAATATATTCACATCACTGGTCAAACAGTATTTGATAATGGTGTAATCGTTGCCAAGCATATTGGTGATAAAGCTATTGTTGGCACTAAGATTGCAGATGATACTATTACTACTGGTAAGCTAGTAGCCAATGCCATCACTGGCGATAAGATTGCTGGTAATGCAGTAACTGCTGATAAAATTAAAGCGGGTTCTGTCACAGCAACACAGATTGCAACCGATGCGGTAACTTCCGAGAAGATTAAAACTGGTTCTGTAACAAGTGATAAAGTTGTAGCAGGAGCTATTACTGGTGACAAAATTGCAGGTAATAGTATTAGTGGTGATAAAATCCAAGCAGGTGCTATTGATACTAATAAACTTCAAGCAGGTGCCATTACTGGTGATAAATTAAGTGTTCAAACACTATCTTCTATTACGGCTCGTATTGGTGAATTAAAAACAGCTAATACTGGTGCTAGAACAGTTATCAAAGATAACTTAATTGAAGTATATGATAGCAACAATCAGTTAAGAGTGAGGGTAGGTGTATGGGAAGATTGATTAAATGGTTTAAAAAAGTTTTTCATAAAATTTTTCAAAGGGGTGAGAGCGTGCCAGCTGGATTACAAACATTTGATAAAAATGGGAATGTGATGGTAGATATTACAGATAGACTAACTAAAATAGTCGGTATTAAACGATTTGATGTTATCGAACCAAGTGGTAGTATCGCAATTCCAACAACTAATAACGAATATATATGGTATTTTCTTAATAGTTATGCTAATGGTAAACCAACACCAGAAATTGGTTTCTCTCACGCATACGACTTGAACTTATCTGGTAATATTCTTTCTTGGACATTAAAGTCAGAAAAAGTGATTGGGAAAAGATGCCAAGTCGCTGTAATATATGGGGTGATGTAATGCGACATTTTGAAGCAATTAATCAACAAGATGTGACAGCTATCAATGATACAGACTGCTGCCTATATTTAAAATATAAGGTTCCTCTAAATGTTTTTCCACTACAGCAAGGTACTACTGGAGTGATTACAGGTCAATACCTTGACTCGGTATTTGCTTATCAACAAGTGTCTGCTATTAATAACCCACAAAAAAGAGAATATATATGTTTTCTTTATATACCTGTTAAAGATAGAGATACTGACGAAGTTTACGCTTATGTTTTAGAGTCTAGTGCAACAATGCGTAATGTACGTATTGTTGAAACACGCCATGAAGATTCACAAGGTAGAATAACAAGCTATATGCATTTTATGTTTAATACAGATAGCATAGAAGATATTAAATCAGTAGCTAGCCAATCAACACTTTACGTATATTCAAATAAAATACCATCTGACTCGAATTATGGTATGGAAATATATAATGCCAATGGCGAACGTATTTTTAATAGCAATAAGTTCATTATGCGTATAAAACAAATCGTAAATAAACATTATAATAGCGATACATTATTACCTAGGCAGTCATATGAAGTTGGTAATGTATCAACTCCAAATATCAAAAAACTTGGCGTTTCATTTACGCAACCTCAGATGGTTTTATCAAGCGGTCAAAATCGAGTACACCATGAGATAAATATGATGAATGGCATGTTGAATATTTCTGTGTACCACAATGGTCAAGTTGGGGCACAAATCAGTGGTGTTCATACAACACGTGTTATGCTATGTGAATTGGCAGGAACGGAAGATTTTCCTGTATCTAGACGTACGAATATTTAATATAGGAGGTCTAATGATTGAAATAATGCTGCCCCCTCCAAAGGATAGCATTCTTTCCTATTTGTATCATAGTGCACCAGATAATGCTGTCTATGATATTATTTTCTGTATTTTAGCCGTAACAATTCTATTATTGATAGATATTCTATTACGGTTTGTAATTGAACTTGTTGAATACAACAAAGCAGTTGGTAAAGAATGTACCGCATGGAATATGTTCAAAGCATTATTCCTTGGCTGGGGAACTGTTACTCTCTCGAATGGGAAAACAAAAAGATTTTTAGTAAGTAAAGCATTCCGTAAGTCTTTATTCTCTAAGGTGTCTTTTGAGTATCCTATTTTCTTCACTCTAGCAGCTACAGCATGGTCATTACCTGATGTTCCTGTTATGGGATTTAGAATAGATGCATTACTCTCGATGCTATTTATGTTAGCACCGATGTTATGTGAGATTGTATCTATTATCGAAAAATTAAATGAGTTAGACGCAGAAGCCTTTAAATGGTTTAAGGCATTGCGTCAATTTATCAAAGACACTAAAGAGGTGATAAAATCTTGAAACGTGTTATTGAAATGTTAATGTACGAGAATGGGGGTTTATCCCTCACTCGTACAATTTCTGTCTTGTTTGTATTGCTATTTATTGGTGTGACAATTTACTTAGTATTCTTTGATGCTAGATGGGACCATTACGAAACACTTGCTACTATGGCGGCAGGTGGTGGTCCTATGACACAAGTTGCTAATAAATTAATCAACTCTAAATACAATTCAGGCATTGGCACTTATGAAGAAAGGAAAGGAGCTGAATAATGGCAAAGTTTAAATCTACTGTACCAGTATATGACATTACCGTCAATCAAGGCGACGACTATTCTTTGCAAATGATTGTAAGTGATGGTAAGAATGCACCGATTGACATTACTGGTTATACATTTGCTTGTAAAGTAAGAGAAACAGCAGAGACCCAAGAAGTAATTGCAGAAGCAGAATGTGTAATTAGTGATGCACCTAACGGTGTATTAAATATTAATTTCTCTTCTGAAGTTACTGGCAACATTGATACTGATGGTGAATACTACGGCGAGACAAACTCTTACTATTATGATGTTCAGCAAACTAATGTAAATGGACGAAAAGAACGTATCGTTCAAGGTAAGTTTATTGTAAGCCCAGGCATTTCTTTCCACTAGGAGGTATATATGGCTGATAAAATTATTAAAATTATACAAGCCTCTACTCCTAATATTACGATTAATCATAATCGTGATGGAAAAGATGGCAAAAATGGTAAAGACTTTAAATTTGAAGATTTTACTCCTGCACAACTAGAAAAACTAAAAGGTCCTAAAGGGGACAAAGGCGAAACTGGCGAACAAGGTCCTGCTGGCAGTATTGGTCCTCAAGGTCCAGTAGGTCCAAAAGGGGCAGATGGTAATGTCGGTCCTATGGGTCCTCAAGGTCCTAGAGGTGTAGATGGTCCAAAAGGTGATGCAGGTGAGCGTGGTCCTATTGGTCCTAAAGGCGAACAAGGTAATGTAGGTCCTGTAGGTCCACAAGGTTTACAAGGCATTCAAGGTGTACGTGGTGAAGTAGGTCCTCAAGGTCCTCGTGGGATTCAAGGGGAACGTGGTCCTATTGGTCCAATCGGTCCTACTGGTTTACAAGGTCCAAGAGGTGAACGAGGAGAACCTTTTAAAATCAGCTCTATCAAACCATCTGTAGCCTCTGTACATAATAACGCTTCTACATTCTCTGAATATAGCCTAGTTATGGTTCGCTCTAATGATGCCGATAACGGTAAAGTATTCGTTAAAAATGGCAATGTAATGGAATACCTCGTTACTATGTCTGGTGTCAAGGGTGATAAAGGTGATATTGGTCCACAGGGTCCAATAGGTCCAACAGGACCACAAGGTCCTAGAGGTGTAGATGGTCCACAAGGTTTGCAAGGTAATGTGGGTCCACAAGGACCACAAGGCAATATCGGACCTAAAGGTGAAACTGGAGAACGAGGACCACAAGGTTTAACAGGTCCAGCTGGTCCTAAAGGTGAAAAAGGTGACAATGGTACACAACCAGAATTAACATTTACACTAGCTGAAAATGGTGATTTGTTTGTAGATATTGCTTACTCTAACCTTGCACCTAGTAATGCAGTTGTACCTAATGCTGTCAATACTAGCTTAACTAAAATGTATGATGTTACATGGGGTGTTGCACAAGCAGGGGCACCTGGTAATGGTAGGGGATATCTTGAATTTAACCCTGCCACAGGCTTTGGTAAATTACACTTAGATATGAAAGTTACTGGAAATGGTCCTGGTAATGGTGGAGTATTATGTGCATTACCTAATAATTCCCCTGTTCCTAAGCGGTTACTTGAAGTGTCTGTTGACGCCAATAACAATAGCGTGTACGTAGAGCCTAACCAACGCAATATCAAAGGTTGGGGCGTAGCAGGTGCTAACAAACGCTATATTTTAGATATTGTTGGTTTCTGGGAAGGAGGTCAGTAATGCCAAGAGTTAAATTAGGTAATATTAAAGGTCCTAAAGGCGATGTTGGTAAAAGTGCTTATCAATCTTGGTTAGAGCTTGGTAATACGGGCACAGAGGCTGATTTCATTAAAAGCCTTAAAGGCTCTGCACCAACATTATTCAAGAGTGCAGATAACATTGTTAAGGTATTAGAAATCCCTTTGGATAGTGGTGTAAATCAATGTCAGGGCTTTACATATAGCGAAGAAGCAAATGCTTTCTATATCGCTTGTGTAAATAATGATAATACTAAACAAGTATTCTATAAATACAATTCTGACTTCTCTACTTTAATGTCTAAGCAAACATTTACAGATAAAAATAGATTAGGTCATTGTAATACATTATGTGCTTACAAAGGTAAAATCTATGTAGCTAATGGGGCTGTAAACCCTAATCAAGTAGCCGTTATGACTACTGATATGGTGATTGAAAACACTGTAAACTTCCCTAACAAGGTATTTAACCTAGCTTACGACAAAACAGCTAATAAGTTTATTTCTATCTTGTATACTGGTACTACAAAACAACGTACTGTTCAGTATTACAATGAAAGCAGAGTGTTAGAAAATACCACAACTGTTCCGATTATTTCTACCAACCAAGATACAAACGGTGCGTTATACAATGGAAAGAGTATTGTATTCTCTGTTGGTGGATATATTATTGAAAGTTTAGAAGGTAGTGTTACTAATACAGAAGTCACATCGGCACTTGAGGTTGAAGATTTTGCTATTGCTAATGGTGAAGTATATTTCACAGCTAATAACAATGGTAAAGTTGAAGTATACAAACACAGTGCCAATACTAAGTATTTCAACAATATTAACTACACACCGCCAAGTATTCCACCATTAGAAAACAATGTATCATTAACTGGTAAAGACACATCTGGTGTTGAATGGAGTTTAATTAAACTTTCCAGAGGTAATGGCGTTGAGGTTGGTCATAAAGATAAACCTTTAGCATTATCTGCTAGTCGTATTACTTGGTGGGACGGTGCGACTTCTCGCTCTGCCTTAACAACAAAAGATTTTGAAGCAGCTTCTAAAACTCTTTATACTAAAAGAGAAATAGATGATACATTCATCTCTAAAACTAAATATGAAGCTGATTTAACAGCTCTTAAAGAGGCTGTGGATAGATTAAATCAATAGGAGGTATTATGGATATTCAAAGCGTTATTGTAAGTTTCCAAGAATTAGAGAATACTAAAAATAGTATTGCATCCGCTATTACAGAAAAGGGTATAACATCAGAGAGGAAGTTTTCTAAATTCTCTGACGAAATCAAACGTATTAATTCAGGCACTAATGAGCAAAACTTAATACAATCAATTTTATATAAAACAAAACAAATAAATTGGGAAGATACTACAACTACACTCCCTGAGGGTTTTGGACAGGGTATAACATTTAATAATGTGTTATTACCGAATATAGTATCTATTCCGTCTAGGAACGTATTTCAATTATCTACTATAAATAATTTTTCTGCCCCTAATCTGGTTTCATGTGTTGATATATTAAGTGGAGCAACTGTCAAAAGTTTAAACCTACCTAAATTAAAGAGTTGTGGAAACCTTGTTTTTAATGGGAGTGTCGAAACAATATATTTACCTGAACTCAATAAAGTAAGCAGTCAAATAGGTGCTCAAGCAACACGAACAATCGTACTACCTAAAATTGTTAGTTTATATGCGTTTGCCTTACAGGCTGTTCAAGGAACTACAAGAATATATTTAGGAAAGGATTTAAACGAATTCCCTGTACTTCCAAGAAATTTTTCAGCCACTAAATCTGAATTAGTGGTTGTGCTTGATACTCCACAAGCCATACCAGTAAACCAATTCACAGATGCTATAATCGACAACCATACATCAAGAGACGGTAAACTTATTATCTCTGTGTTAGACTCTGCGTATGATAGTTTTAAAACTTCCAAAGATTGGGGTAGATATTCTCAATATATTAAAAAACGCAGTGAAACTCCTGATGATAAGCTCGAATTTCTTAAATCATATGGATTACGTTAGGAGGCAATGTGGCTAAAAAAGTTGGGAAAACTCAAAAGGTACAGACAGTCACATTAGTTGACTTAACTGGCGGAATGAATGTCGCTAAATCTTCAGAATTCCTAAAAGAGAATGAGTGCGTGAACCTAGAAAATTTTGAGTTTGATATAGAGGGCGATAAGTTGCGTACACGGAGGGGTCTTGGTACCCCTCTTTACTCATTCAATTCTGCTATCACTTATATTTACAACGACTACGAAATGAATGATTTCTTTATCTTTCTAAAAAACAAGCAAATATATAGATATGAGTTTGGTAAGAATCCTACTCTTATAGGTACTTTGAACGGCGACGCAGAGCGACCTACTTGTACCAAATTCGGTGGTAATGTATTAATTGCCAGCGGCAGTAAACTACAAAAATATAACTATCAAAACTTAACAGAAATAGCACAATCGCCAAATGCAGATATTGTATTCTCTCGTTCTGGTCGTGTAGTTGTCTCTAAATCTGGTCAAGATTTATTAATCTATTCTGCTATCGGCGATGAAGAAGATTGGCACGAAAACTCAAATGATGACTCTGCTCGTAAAGATGTAAATGTAGGTTATAAAGACGGTGGCGACATTATAGGCGTAGCTGAACTTGCCACAGACCTATTAGTATTTAAAAATAATGGTTTGATTTACACAGTGCAAAATGAGCCTAGTGACTGGAATATTATGCAACTAGGTAGTAAATCTGACTTTATTTCACGACACGCTTGCGTAAACCTAGGTAAAGACGTTGTATTTATGTCCACAACTGGACTTAAAAGCTACGCTACATCAATGTCATACGCTAACTTTGAACCAAAAGATATCGGCGAAAAATGTAATCCACACATTAAGCGTAGAGTTGACAGCCCTATCATTTCTGACTTACGTCGTACTAAACAGTTAATAGTAAGCGGAGATAGTAGAAATACGGTATATGTATATCATTATGGGCTTAAGGCATTCACTAAGTGGACATTTAAGCATAACATCACATCAATCTGTGAAAATCGATACCACACACTCGTATCAATGAATGAGTCTGATACCATTGGTAAAATCTATGAACTGTCCTGGAATAACAAAACTGACAATGGTCAGGATATACATCAGGAAATTCTCAGCGGAGAAATTAGAGATACTCATGATATGAATGTGTACAGAACATACGTCGATGTGTTATCTGATGTAAAAGGTACCGCCGATATTTCTGTTAATAAAGTCGTAATGCACCATTCATGGGAGCCTAGCGACGAGACAAAAGAATTTAAAACACAAATCCGTGACCACAAGTTACAATTTAAATTTGAAACTGATACGAATATAGTATTCAAGTTTGTTTCTTTCGACATTGTAATGGAACGTGAATCTATGGTTGCACAAAACTCTGCTGGCTCTAGCCGTAGAGGTAGCGGATTTGGTGCTAAAAAGAAATCATCTTCTTCACATGATGATTTTCTAAAAGGAATGAACTCTTCTGGGGGTAGCCCATACGGCTCGTAGGAGGTTATATGGCAACTGATGAAGATATTATCAAGTGGATAAAAAAATACAATAAGAAGATGGGTAATTTCTGGGACGATTGGGACCTAGAGTGGTACCCGTTTATTCATATATTCGAGGACGGCTCATTCTTCACATATGGTGTATGTGGAGAATATTTAGAGTGCGGTCCTGTTAGCATAGATTTTAATAAAGCCTTTCCAACAATGGAAGCATATGCAAAGAGATTAGGTTTAAAAGGGGTTGCGACTATAACCCCTCACAACCCAAAAGCCTATGCTAGGCTTACTAAAGGTGTCCTCAAGGAGAAAAAATTCTTAGGTGGGCAATGGCAATATTACTTCGTAAGGGAGGTTAATTAATGGGCAAAAAAGGTGGTTCTAGTTATCATGAACGCCCCTTATCAGAAGAAGAAAAGCAACTGTTACGTCAACAACAAATATACTTAGCTTCTATTCAACCAAGTATTGACAAGTTAGTAACACGTGGTACTAATCTTCTTGATAATGTAGTAAACCCAGATTGGCAATCAATCTATACGAATACAGTTAATGACATTGATGGTTTGCGAAAAGAACAGGCTGAACTAGCTACTGGTAAATTACCTAAAGCATATGCTGACGCAAAGACCGATTACTTTAACCGTATTTATGAAAATACTATGGGGCAACAATTATCTGCCATGGCTAAAAAAGGTATTGTTGATAGCTCTCGCTTTAACTCTACTACAAATGACATGCAGAAAAATATGGCGGCTCAAATGTCTAAAGATTACACTGACGATATCAAGACGCAAAGCGGATTACTTGACCAAAAATATCAATTTGCACAGAGTCCTATGGAAATTGCTCATAAAGCAAATAAATATTCATTCAGTAATCCTGAACAATATTTACAACTCGCACAAGGTCAAAATAAATCTAATACAGAAGCTATTCAAACTACTGGGCAATTAAACAATGGTCGTGGTTATGTTACACAAAATGGTACTGGCTTCTTTGGTGGTTTGATGCAGGGTGTTGGTTCATACCTCGCTTGTTTCCCTGCTGATGTTACTATTGAAACTGATTACGGTTATATCCCTATTAATGAAGTACAAGAGGGTGATATCGTAGTAGCTAAAGACGGTATTGAGAAAGTACTTCAAGTGGTTGAGTGCGGTGAGCACGAAACAATGATTCTCACTACAGATAATCACCAAGTTGAGACTACTCATACACAAACAGTATGGACACGTGATGGTCTCAAAGCTATTGATGAATTAGACGAAGGTATGGAAATCCTTACAGATAGTGGCTTCGAACACATTACGAACTTTAGTGGCGGTCGTATCGTTCCTGTTTATGAGCTTGTATGTACTGGCTCTAATTTATTCTACGCAAATGGTATTGTGGTAGAAGGTTTCAATGAGGAGGAATTAAATGTTCTACATTCCGTATGACCCAAAATCAGACCCATGGTACCAATTTGGTAATGCGGTTGCTAGTGGATTGGGCATGTTAGCTGATAATAGAATGGCTCGTGGAGAAGCTAAAAACTTGAACAGTGAACTAGCCTCTGACCAAGCTGGCAAAGTGCAAGGCTTATTTAACCAAGTCCAATCTATGGGTAACATTGGTGCCAACGATACAAATGGTTGGAATGAAGCCAGTGCTAAATTAGGTTCCATGGGCTATAATGGTCCAACAATAACACGAGAAAATCGTGAACAAATTCAAGATGGTTTGTTAAAACAACAAGAATACTGGGGTAACTTTGACCGCTTTAATCAAGGCAAGAAATTCCATGATAGCGATTACCAAGATTACAACAAATATAAATTAGGTATGCCAGGTCTTTTAGGTTAGGAGGTTCATAATGGATTGGACACAATTTGGCGAAGTATCGCCTAATGTACAAGACGCTATTATGCAGGCTTCTAATAGTACTGGTCTTGACCCTTACTTGTTGGCTAGGGTAGCTAGACAAGAAAGCGGTTTTAATCCATCTGCTCAAAGTGAAGCAGGTGCTACTGGGTTATTCCAAACAATGCCAGAAACAGCCGCCGAACTTGGTATCAACGACATGACCAATCCGTATGAGAGTGCAATGGGTGGGGCTAAATACCTCGCCCAAAACTTACAAAAATACGGTGGTGATATTACCAAAGCACTTGCCGCATATAATGCTGGACCTGGTAATGTAGACTCTTGGATTAGTAATGGTTGGGACGGTTCTCCAGATAGTATACCTATTGAAGAAACTCGCAACTATGTAAAGAATATTGGCGGCGGTACTAGTAATACTATTGCTACAAACTATACGCAAGCGAACGGTAAAAACCCTATTAATATCCGTTCTATGTTCCAACTAGACGACCCAAATGAAAAAATTGATTTTGCAAAAGTCATGGGTATTCTTAATGCCCCTCAACAAAATGTAGCTTCAGCTAGTGATGAAGCATTAAGAAGTGCTTTAGCACGCCAAGCGAGTCATACAGCTAGAGGTAAGTGGGCTTCTCCATTCTATGCTCAAAGCGATAAACAACTAATGCAATCAGCTATTGCACAGGCACAAGAGCAAGCTAAAATGCAAAATAAAGCAACTCAGCTTACTGGTGCTGGTGAGTTAGCACAAATGATTGCTAATAGTAAGAATAGCTCTAATGCTAGTATGTTAGCTAGCTTAGGTGGTATGCTTGGTGTTAAACTTGACCCTATGGCTAGCCGATACATGAGCCAAAATGATATGGCTAAGATGGCTACTCAGTTTGCTCGTCAAGACCAACTTAACGCTGAACAAAGAGCGTTCCAAGCTCAACAAGCTCAGTTACAACGAGACTTTACTCGTGAAATGACTAACAATAAATTAGCACAACAATTAGCCGTGGCAGAAGCTAGGGCTAGTGGAAGAAGTGGTGGCTCTGGCGGTGGTTCTTCTAGTCTTTTATCTAGTGATAAATCTGTAGATAAAATTATAGAACCTATGTCTGGACTTCTAAGTGATTTATCAGATAAACCTGAGTTCTCTCAAGGTGATGTTGATAACTTAAATAGAGCTATGGAAGATGTAGCTTTAAAATTATCTTCTGCACAAGCGACACCATATGCACAACAAGTATTGCGTCGCCAAATCAACGATTATGAATACGCTATTAGACACATGCAACAATCTGCATCTGGTAATAAATTAAATTATTCTGTAAATCCAGAAGTACAAAAATTGTTCGAGAAGAAGGAGTGATTAAATGCCTACTTTAGGTCAACTATATGGCAATGACTATTTCCGTGTCGCCTATGGTCCTCAGTATAATGCTTACAAATATAAGCAAGCATTAGACCAATCTGGCTATGTTCCAAATGAAAATGATGGTCTAATTGACAGCTTCCAATCTGGCTTTGCAGGCTCTATGGGCGGTTTATTAGGCGAAGTTGCTGGTTGGTCTAAGAACAATGGTTATGACTGGGTAAACAACAATGCTACATGGGCGGCAAATAAAATGGGTGACATTGCCGCTCGTAATGCATATACTGGCACACAAGACAGTGATGGTATCATGTGGTACGGTGCAAACCAAGCTGCTTCCGCTCTTGGTTCCTCTGTACCTAGTATTGCCGCTGACGTAGCAGCATCTGCCGCTATGGATGCCGCTATTGGTTCTGTAGTACCAGGTGCTGGTACTGGTGCTGGTGCTGTTGTAGGTGCTGTAAGTGGTGTAGGTAAAGGCTTATACAATTTATATAAAGGCACTCGTGCTCTCCAATATGCTGGTAAAGCTGGCAAAGTAGCTGGTGCTATCGCCGCTGGTGGTCTTATTGAGAATGTTGCTAATGCTGGTGATACATACATGACTGGTTTAAGTCGTGGTATGAGTCACGAAGATGCTTGGGACGCTAGTAACGAAGCTCTAGCTGAAGGTTGGGCTCCAGCAGTTATCAACTACGCATCTGACCGTGCTATGTTAGGTAGAGGTATGAAAGGTATCTCTGGCGCCATGGCTGTCGGTGGCGGTGGTAAAGTACTAGCTAAGACAGTAGGTGCTTGGGCAGGTAATGCCATGATTGGTGCCGCTGGTGAAGGCTTGACTGAAGCATGGCAAACACAAATCCAAGAACAAGCATTAGGCAACGAAGATTACGCAAATACACATATTTATGACCCTTCAACTTGGTCTCAAGACATGAAAGACCAAGCATATGATGCGGCTATCGGTTCCGCAATGCTTGGCGGTCTTACTGGTGGTGTGCAATCTGCTCGTGGATATCTTGCTAATAGAAGCAATACTGACGTAGCTTCTGATACAATAGATACAAATCCACAACCAGTAGCTCAACCAATTAGCGAACCAAGTGATATAAGTCAACCAGTAATCAGCGAAATCGAAGATTTACCTGCTATAGGTGCAATGCCAACAAATGTAACTAACCTAGGTGATGTTACTCCAGACGCATTTGCTACTCCAGAGCGTGGTGACTTTGATAGTGTATTTGAAACTATGGGTAAACGATTTGCTCGTAATAGATATACTAATGACGAGATTGATGCTAAATCCCAAGCTGTTCAAGATACTGTTGCTAGAATCAGCGAATTATGGGATAATCAAATCGACGAAAATAAATCTCCAAGCACATTAAAAGCTAATGATTTTATGGAAGATTTCGTAAATGCTGGCTTAACTCCTAAAGAGGCACACGAGGCATCTAAAGAAACCGTTAAGGCACTGCAAGCAAAATCTCCTAAAGCAGATACATCTATTCCTGGTTCTGAGCTTGTTAGACGTGCAGATAGTGTTGGTTTGAAACTTACAGATGCACAACGTAATGATTTGTTGTCTGAGAACCCTATCCGCTCTAATTACAACGCAGTAGCTAATGCTATTGAAGATAAAGAAGTACATAATCAGCGTGAAGCTATAGAGGCAAACCAATTACGCTCCGCTAAAAGCAAGCGTACTAAATATGGTAAGCGATACGCTGACTCTATAAATAAACCATTCCTCGATAAGACAATGGGTAAAAATAAAGCTGAAGATGTTGGTTACGCAATTCACAATGCTATGAAAGAGCGTAAAGATGATATCAAAGCTGGTAAAAAACCAAAGACTATTGATAAATACTTAGCTAATGCTGGTATTAATGAGAGAAATTATTCTAAAGATGAAATCTCTACAATTAAAAATCACATTAAATCAATGGACGATGGTATTAATAACCGTGGTTACAACAAAGCAGAGCTTAAAAATTTAAGCAAGGAAAATGCTGATGTGCATAAGGCTAATGCTACTTATGCAGAAGCAACACGTAAATATGATGCAAAGGACCCACGTAATGCTGGTAAAATCGAGCAAATCAACGAAATGATTGCTGATAGTATTATCGACCAAGGTAAACGTGGTAAACCTATTTACAGATACGATAAATATAAAGAGTTTAAAAATAAAAACCGTAAGCTCTATAATCGTATCAACGAAGCTGTTTATGGCAACCAACCAACTACTAAGAGTGAACCAGTAGAAACTGTAAAAGCTCCTAAAGTAGCAAAACCTCAATATATTAAACCTAAGTTTAAGAAGAATACATTGAGTGCTAAGATTGCCAAAAATCCAGAAATGGCTGAGGAAATCAAAGCCAAAGAACTTAAAAAAGCTCAAAAAGTTCAAGCTGTAGAAACAAAAGTAGAAGAAAAAGTAGAACGAGACCCAAATGAAAAAATTCCTTATGGTGAACGTAGTAACGCTGTTACAAACTTTACCGAGGAGCAATTATCCAATAGACGACAAGAGCGTGAACAACGTGCTCTTGGTTTAGGTTTAGAAAAACTTAAAAGAGAAGAGACAAATGATAAAGTGTCTACTCCATACGCAAGTAAGCCAGCTCCTATGTTTGATAAACGTGGTAGACGTATTGCTACTGCTCCTAGCGAAGATATCAAAGAAACATTATTCGATGATATTCCAGAAGCAGAAATAAAAGAACAACCTAAACCATCTAAAAAGAAAACTCGTAAAGCTCGTTCTATTGAAGAAGCTCCAGTTAATGAATCTTTATTCGACAATAAAGAAGAAGATAACACAGAAGTTAAAGAAAAACCTACCCCAAAAGAAGAACCAGTTAAGGTAACTGAGACTCCTAAAAAGGTTGTTAAGCCAATTAAGAAGGAAGATAAAGCCACCAAAGCTAGTGAGATTAAAGTACTATTAAAGGCTGTATCTCTTGGTGATGTTAGCCCTAAACAAGCTAGAGATATCTTAAACGTAGCTTCTGAGAATGCAACAGAAAAAGAAAAAGCTGAATACAAACGCCTAGGCGATATTATAAAATATAACACAAATGACAAAGGTGAAATCACGAAGCGTGACCGCTCAGATGAAGGTCGTGAGCGTGATGCTCAAATCCTTAAAGATAGACTAGAAAAATTCAGAACACGTCTTTCTAAAGAAAGAATGTCTGACTCTGAATATAATACAGAAGTTAAGTCTATTGAACGTCAAATTGAAAAATTCCGCAATACACATTTTGTTGAGGAAAGTAATTACAAGTTTACTATTCCGAAAAACAAGGTTGAAAGTAGACGTGAATTCCTCAAGAAACATGAAAATGGCGAAGTAGTTCACCCACAATATTTATCGCTATCTTTATTGCGTAATAACTCTAATTTAGACGGTGATTTAAAACGCTGGATTACTAAAGAGATTGGCTCTGACTCTAACTTTGAAACAGGCGAACGTGCACGTCATATTAAAGCAATGATTATTCACGAATATGAACATATGATTAATACATATGGTAGTGAAAAAAATGCTTTAAAAGAAAAACCTATGCTAGTTAAAAACCTAGCATCAGCTATCGCTGGTTCTTTCCCAAAAGAATCCTTCGGTGTTGAAGGTAATGAAATTAGAAATAGACGTAACGAATTAATGTTTGATGGCACTAAAGCACTTACTCCATTCAAATTTAAAGAGCGTGATACTTTAATCAACTTTGCTAAGAAATATTTCTCTGGCGAGCTTGCTGGTGAAAAGAAAGAATTTAAACGTGAAGTTAAAGTTGACGCACGTAAAAACAACGGTAAAGAAGTTGTTTACGATGTTGTAAGTGATAGTGTGAAACCTCTTGGTGACGGTCAATTCAAGTTTAAAGTCAAAATCAACAATGACAACGAAGAAAGTTTCAACGAGTATTTGCAAGAAGTTGGTATTGGTGAACCTGAAAATATCGTTAAGAAAGATGGTTATGTAGAATTTACATCTGATATCTATCTAAGTTATTTAACATTTACAGATATTAGTGATAGTACAAAAAATAAAACTGGTAAGGTAAATGTTAATATTTATAGAGCTCGTGGTGACTTAATTAAAGCAATCCTAGCTGATAACGAGACTGGTTCTTTTGCTATGTGGCTTAAATACTCATATGAGAAAAATGGTAACGAAGGTTACGATATGGCTACTAAAAAGAAAAATGTCAAGAAGCGTTTAGCTGAATTGACTGGTGAAAGCTATAGCTCAGCCAATTATGACGAAGATGCTACGCTATTCTATCCAACTAGAGTTGAAGAAGTAGAAGCAGAAGATAGTATTCCAGATTACAGTATCTACCAATTAGGTTCAGAAGAAGACTTTAATGCTCCTTTATCTAAAAATTACAATAAGTTTAAATTGGCTGACGAGTCACAAGAAGCTACTTTGCATAAGGGTCTAGAAAATAGACTTGGTGATGCTTATAACGATATCAAAGAATACCTTGAAAATGGTAAGGATATAACAATACAAGTAACTAAAAAGGGAACTGTACCAATGTATGTTCCTAAAACAGATACCATTTATTTACCAGAAGATAGAATTAACACTTCTAGTACTTCTTTCCAACACGAGCTTATCCACTCTGCTCTACGGGACGTATTGACAAATCAAAAATCACCAGAGGGTGCTATTAAGTTTGCAGTGGACATGGCTAATTATATTAAGGGAGAAATCAATGAGTACAGAAACAACAATCAAGCAAACCTTGATACAAATGAAGTGTCCGAAAAATCAACTTCCACAGATGGAAGAGAAAATAGCTCAACTCAAGAGCAAGCAGGAAATGACTCCTCTACAGATAGCAATACAGGTGGCGAAGGTGTGCTTAATGGACGTGGCGAAGAAGGAATTCAACGCAACAGTCAAGAATTGGAACACTCTAGCTTGGGAGAAAGTGGTCAACGGGGAGAGTCTCAAGGACAAGAAAAAGCAATGGAAAACAATTCCAGAGCTGAAGGCGTGGTTCAAGGAAAGAATTCCACGCTCAAACGCAAAGTGGGGGACGAAAAACTTCTTCGAGAATGGAACCTTGCAGAAGAACGCTTAAACAGTGTCACAGAAGATACACTATTTGAAGATAGCGTTGGCTTAAAAGATGCTGTCGAAGATATTATTACAGACCCTATTATGAATGTAGAGGATAAAAGTAATAAGTTATTGCCTCTTTTATGGACTGCTAATGAAATTGATAAGAAATTTGGATTAGATGAGCGTGATAGTTTATTACGTGCAATCTATTCTGATAAACTTATTAACCTAGAAGAAACAATGGCTTATACGCTACAAAACGATTTATCTCCTGCACATACAAGTGCCTTGTTTAGAACTGCTAGTAACATTCTTAAAAATAAAAAACAAACTGACAATACTAATCAAGCATATAATCAAGCTGGCACAGAGGCAGTAGAACAACCTACTGGTATGGGACGTGTTGCAAAAGAATGGGTTAACATTATTAACAATTTTAATAAGAAGAATGACAATATTACATTTGAAGCTCGTGACGAAAAGCAAGGTAATATCTCTGGTTATGACATTAAAAAATGGTTAGCTTCCCCAATTAAATTCATTGAGAAATATATTCCTCAAATGAAACCGATTGTGTATTGGGCAGAAGAAGCCGCTGTTAAGCAAAACAAATTACAAAAATCATTCTTAAAATCTCTTGATAAGATTAAAACAAATCTAGGAGAAGAGAATGTAGCTGGTTTCAATAAGTTAGCAAAAGAAGTCACTGACTTAGGTCGTGAATTTGTACAGCCAGCAAGCGTAATGTTGCGTGACAAAGAACTATATATCAACATTAAAGATAACGATGTATTCAGAGAATTTAAAGATGAGATTGATGCTAAGAACTTGTATAGCGAATTAAAGAAACAAGGCAAGAATGTCTTTATGGATTATAAAGACGGTAACTTCCGAGTATTCGCTAGTGACGATGCATTAAGAACATTTGAGACATTCGACGAAGCAGAAAAAGTAGCTCAACCTCTACGTAATCAAATTATGAAAAAGAAAGGCTATAATAATAAAGTTATCGACGCATATAATGCTTGGAGAAACTTAGACAATACTGTATTTAACTTATCTGTTAAAGCATGGCGTAATGCTGGTGCTGACCCAGACTACAAGCCTAAACGCTTATGGGCACATATTCCTATGTTACATAGTAAATACGGTGTATATATTGTGAAAGACAATGTTGATGAAGATGGTAATCAGTATGAACAACGTACTAAATTAGCTTCTTTCCATACATACAAGGACGCAGAGCACTGGGTTAAAGACGCTAACCTTACTGGCGACACTCGTGTAGTGATTACAGAGCGTAATCCTCAATACGATGAATACAACGCTGGTATGGACGTATATGACGGTGCTAATGAGTCTGCATATGACGACATTGTATACGAGGGAGAAAGTCGTGAATCTCAAGAAAAACGTTTCTCTCGTATTTCTCATTCTTACCCAGAAGTTTCTAAAATCATTAATGAGTTTATTGGCGATAAAGAACACGTTACACGTGAACGCCTAATGGATTTAATTAATGACAAAAAGAAACAGCAAGATTTAGGTATTAATTCAAAAGAACTTAAAGATGAACTCAAGTTTGCTAACCTTGACGAGTTATTCCGTAGACGTGATGTAATCACACGACAAGATATGATTGGTCATTTGCTTATCGGATATGGCAACCAAAAGAAAGATAAATACAACAACAAACGTGTTAACGCACAAGGTGCTAACCCTAATACGTTTGAAAACATGGAAAACTATCTAAGATATAAAGCAAACTTCATTCCTTCGCAAGAGTTCTACCATAAAGCTACTGCACTATATCGAGATAAGATTGGTACGGACTATGCTTCACAATTTGGTATCGGTGGTGAAGGTGCTCGACGAGACGTTGAAGATGTTCTACATAAATTTATCTCTAGTGTAACTGGTGTGCCAAATACATTTGATAAAGCTATTAACAGAACATTCAATGAACTTGTTGGTGACGGTTGGATTAAACAACAATACGGCGATACATTCGCTACTGACTTAATGAACCGAGGCATGGAAGCAGTCTCTATTGCTAAGTTAGGTCTATTCAGACCAACAGCCGCTATTGCTCAGTTAGGTGCTTTAATGAATATTGGTACTAAAGCTGGCTACGGTAAAGATTTCCAACAAGCATTAAAAGATGCTACAACACACGGTAAATTAGGTGCCAACATTTCATTCTCTGAACAAAAGATGTTTAATCGTATCGGTCTTAATTTAGAAGATACAGCACTAGAAACTCAATCTTTGAAAAACCGAAAAAGTTTATATAATTTAAAGGTAGGCAAAGTTAAACTTGGTAAGGCATTTGAAAAGTCTATGGATATGTTCAATAGAACCGATAAATACACACGTCGTGTAGCGGCTCTTATTGCATATCGTAGAGCTATAGCTGAAGGTAAATCTCAAACAGAGGCAGAGCACGCCGCTTCTGACTTTGTAAGAGAAACAAACTTTGACTATTCTGATAAAGATGCTTCTCAATTATTTACTAAGTTTGGTACTTTGGGTAAACTTATTCTCCAATTTAAAAAATACCCAGTAAAAGAACTTGAGTTTATGACAAGTATTATCAAAGGCGGTAACAAGAAAGAAATAGCTCGTTTCTTTGGTTCTTATATCGCTATGGCTGGTATGATGGGTGTACCTGGTATGACAGCCGCTGATACCATAGCTGAATGGATTAGTAATAAATCTATTTCAAATAAAGTTAAAGAAGCTCTAATGGAATGGGCTGGCGGAGACGATACTAAGAAGAAACTTGCGTTGCTTATTATGTATGGTACTCCAGCACCAACACTTGGGGTTGACTTTAGCCGTAACATCGGTATCGGTGATTTAATTCCTACAGATAGCTTAGCTGGTCCAACATTTGGTACTTTAGCTAATATGGTTGAGTCATTGAAAAATGATAACGCCACAAACGGTATGTTACTATCTATGGCACATGATTTATCACCAGCGTTTGCTAACTACTATCAAGCCGCTACTGGTCATAAACAAGATTGGAAGAAAGGCATTCAAGGTCGAGAGTACAGTACTAAAGAACGTATTCTTAAAGGTATTGGTTTTAGACCTGTGCTTGATGCGGTTGATGCTGATGTTAGTCAAATCAATTACATTAATTCACAAGAATCTAAAAATGCTAAAAAGGCTATGATTTATAAGTACATTAATGACCCTAGTTCTGTTACTGTAGAAGAGCTTAAAGCTAACAATATTACTAAGAAAAATATTGCTGATGCTAAGAAAAACTTAGGTTCTTCATCTATTGAAAAAGCTAAGAGATATAGCTCTAAAGCAGACAGAATTAAGAACGCTGATAAGTTTGACAATATGAGTGAATTTGAAGAGGACCTCGACTAAGAGGTCCCTTCTATTTTTATAGGAGGTTAAATGGTATATACTTTAAATGACATTGAATATATGGCTAGCCAATGTCATGCACAAAGCATCACACTTCATTGGGGTGCAAATTGGTATGACAACACTTCTGACCATTACCATATTAATATTCTTGGTGATGGCACTATCTATTCGGACTATGATAATCTTGATGTTCTTTGTTACCATACTTGGCACAGGAATACTGGTAATATCGGTATCTCTCTTTCTTGTATGGGTGACGGTAGCATTTGGGCAGATGGTACTGTCCAATGGGGCTCTGCACCTCCTACGCAAGAGCAAGTAGATAAAATGGCTATGGTTATTAATGCTATCTGTAAGGCTAAAGGTTGGGAAATCGATTACGACCATGTTAAAACTCACGCAGAATGGGCTGACATTGATGGCTATGGCATTAATGATAACGACCCAGATATGCGTTGGGACTTAATTTCTATTCCTCAAGAAAAAGGCGATGGAGGTGACATTCTACGTGGTAAAGCAATTTATTTCCAACATCACCCAGAATTATGCAAAGACTAATATTCGAATGTTAGTATTCGTATTTGCTACTATAATCCTTTTATTTGCGTTGTACGGTGGTTGGAAAGTGTTCCATAAGGAAACTATCGAGCAACCAGTAAAAGCTCCTTCTATGGGGCAAATAATGAACGAGAAGGCTACTCTAGATACCAAGACTACCGTATCATATGTACCAAAGGCAAAAGAATTGGTATATGTTAATAATGTACCAACATATGTACAAGAAGATACAGATGTAGAAGCTAGTATTGAAAAGCCAGCTGTAGTAGTTAAAGTTAATGGTAAAAAACAAAAGTTTGATTTACAACAAAATGAAACACAGAAATTTGAAAATGGTAAAGTTGTATTAGACCAAAAATCTACAGTAGAATTTGATATTAAAGTACCAGAACGTCATGAATTAGATGTTTACGGACAAGAGGAGTTCCGTGCTGGCAAATTTCACAGTCAGGTTGGTATCGACAAAAAGAATGGTAAATTAGTATATGGTGCTAAATATGATATCACAGATAAAGAACCTATATACTATGTACGCTACAACCTAGTTAAAATGTATACAAACTAATGGGGGCAATACGCCCCCTCTTTTTTTATGCCCATCTTAAAACTTCATCAAACTTTCATAAAAAAATACTTGACAAACCGAAAAATCTGTGCTATAATCAAAATATAAAACATTAGAAAAACTTCATCGAAATTTCATCAAATTTGCACTTGACAAGCTATCATGGTCGTGATATAATGCAGACAAAGGCAAAGGTGCTGAAAAAGAGGTGAATAAAATCATGTCAAGAAAAAGATACAAGATTAACAGAGGAACTGGAGTACATTTAGTAACTCATAGTTTACAAACAGAAAAAATTGAGGTATGCTCAGTATGTAAATTTGGAAAACTAACACAAAGAGGTAAAGAGGTATTTTGCACTAAAAAGAATATCTTTAAGCCTGTAAAATCTTCTCGCATATTTAAATGCTTTGTTCACAAGCAGTAAATAAGTGAACCTCGAACCTATCTAGGAATACGATATAGCGTTACTTCCGAACGGCAAACCATGGCACTACGAAGTAAACGTATGATAGGCAAGAGTAAAGAAAACGCATTAATCAAGCGTAGTATAAGGTGGCATGCGATTATGCAAACATCGAGGTCCTGGAAAAACCGATGTAAAATAAATAACAGCACCCGTTTAGCGAGCGTGGTGATAGGCGTTATAGGCTCAGCGGTACAGCTACCTCGATTCCTTAGTTCCCCGTCCTGGCGTGGCGACGGGGAGAACCCATGTGGTAAGGTACCAGATCAAGACAGACCGAG